CGAGTCCTCACCGTACTCGTTGATGATCTGCTGGTAGATGGTCTTGTCGGTGCCCTCGACTGTGCGGGCGTCGATCTTCTCGCTCTCCCAGAACTCCCGTTTGCTCCCGTCCACCGCCTCGTAGAAGTACCCGGTGTTGCGCCGTCCGTTGCTGAACGCCAACCAGTACCGGTCCAAGATGTTCTCTGTAAAGAAGCCCGCAGCCACGGACCAGATGCTGTCCGGGATACCGCTGGCCTCGTCGAAGATCACCATCATGCCGTCCATGTTGTGTACACCGGCGTAGGCGTCTGGGTTCTCCTCGGACCACAGCTTGCCTTCAGCACCCCAGTACCGGGTGCCTTTCCTCAAGTCACGCTCAACCAGATCAGTCAACCAGTTGGCCGGGTTCAGGCTTGTGGCCGTGGGTTCCCACCAGTGGGCGTTGAGCGCCATCGTGACCCACTTGGTCAACTCACCCCATGTCACCTTACGCAACTGGTTCTCGCTGTTGGCCGACACGATGACTGAACTGCCTATGCGAGTGGTCAGCATCCACAGGATCAGCCACGACACCAGTGCTGACTTGCCCACACCTCGCCCAGACGACACGGCTCTGCGCATCGCGTCGATCAACTCGTCGTTGCTCAGTTTCCCCCGGTTCTCTTTGATGAAGTCCCGTATCCTGCGCAGGGCTCTGCGCTGCCATGTGCGCGGGGCTTTGAAGTGTTCGAGTGGGGTGTTCTTCTGCCCCCAGGGGAACAGGAACAAGACAAACGCTTCAGGGTCATCCTTCAGAGCAGGACTCCAAAGCTGACTCATCAAGGTCTGCTCATCTTCTGGGCTGTACCGGGGCTTCTGCATCAGTCGTTCTCCAGTCTTGGTGTCACGTCGATCACCTCACCCTCGATCACTCTGGCCTGTGCTTGCGCCAGCGCCTCGGTGATAGAGATGGTGCCACCGAGTTCAACCTGCTTGATCTCGCCGTAGCGTTTCTTGTTGTGTGCACTCATGAGCCACTTGCGCGTGTCGATGCGCAACTTGTCCCTGTTGACCGTATCGTTCGATTGTGGGTCAACGGCCTCGGCTCCATCGGCAATCTCTAGGATTTCTCCTGCAAGAAACTCAGTGCGCATCTCCTGCGCTTCCTTGAACCGTTCGTGGCGAACAGCGTCACGCTTGATCCAGCGCAAGAAGTCCTCGTAACTCACGAGTCGTGGGTCATCTTCAACAAGGGACTTGAGTGAACGTCCACGGTAGACCTGTTCGATGAAGTTCTCGAACATGTTTTCGTATTGAAGGTGCAATAGCTCCCGCGCCACCTTGGAAGCACTTTGGGTACTTGGAGGTGTTGCATCTGGCACGGATAGCCAATTGGGTAGCGATTCATCGGTGACAACCGTGCCTACAAACGAGGTGTGATCTTGTTTCATAGTGGCACTGATGCTATCACGGGTGGTGGAGATGTGCAACGGAGATTTACGGAACCCATTGGGTTTCTGATTTTTGAAAAAATTTATAGAAGATTCACGGGTCCTACGTAACCGTGACCATCGGGCGCTCGGCCCTACCCCCTCCCCCCTGATTCAACCGCACCAGTTAACCCAATGGGTCTGAGCATCTACGCGCCATGGTGTGCACTGGTGACAACTACCCAATGGGGTAAATCACCCAATGGGTCAGGGATTCAGGGGCAAACCCAATGGGTCATTGGGGCAAACCCAACGGGTCGGGAGTCATGACCCACTGGGTCAGGGAATAACCCGAATCCTTGACCCAATGGGGCAAAACAAGACGATTTGGGGGCATTGGTGACAGATTCACCTTTCGCGCAGGCAAGGCGAAAAAATACTCACTTTCTAAATTGCACAAGGATTAAGCAAACTACAAAACGAACCCCCAGCGACAAAAGGGCAAGTTGTCACCAGTGCTCAAAGTGCATACCCAATGGGTGTAAATCCGTACAGTGCGCTAAAACGGGTCAGGAAGCCCTTAGAGCAGTTTTGAGCCTCCAAGCACCTACCCCCTCGGAAGAAGTTATCCACACTGCTAGTAGTAGTTACCCACTGGGTCAACTCTTATATAAGACTGCAACCTGTGGATAAGTTGACCCAGTGGGTAATAAATACTTGATAAATAGTTGTTGACCCAGTGGGTTTTTAGTGTGTTAGAATTTCCATGTGGCAATCGTGCCGCACCGTAACCCGTAACCGTAAAGGAACCGACACCATGACCGCCTACAACTTCACAATCAAACTGCACCCCTATGGCACCGCCCCAGACGTGGGCATTGTCGAGATTGACCCCGCCGCCCTGTATGGCTACTTCGAGCGCAATGACGGAAGCGAAGGGGGCGGCCTATGGTTCGACCGTGCCGAAGGCGACACACTCGAACTGGTGGACTATGACGGCGTTTCGTGCCTGTCCCCCAAAGTAGTCGCCGCCCTTCGCGGTGCTGGGTTCGTTGTCGGTGCTGACTTTGAATAAGGGGCAAACCATGCAACAGATCAACACCATCACCGTGCCCCAGTGGGCAAAGCCAAGCAAGGCCGACCGCTACACCTTGTTCGAGTGTGCCGCCCTGCTGGGCTTTCAGGATCAATGGGTGCGCATGACTGCGAAAGATCAACGCGCCTTGCTGGGCTTCGCAGTGTTTGGCAAACGTGCCTTCAAAGTAAACGATGACGGGACCGTTGACGTTATCCGTTCCTCATGTTTTGGCATGGATACAGAACAATGCAACTATTTGCCCGGACACGTAACCAACGCCGCAACCCAACACAAACAACTGTCACCCGGCACGTTCGGCCCATCGTTTGCATAAGAGGTACACCATGACCCGCGAAACCCTCTTAGATATCGCCCTGGCCGTGTTTATCGGCTTGACACTGTGCGCCCTTGTGCTGCACGGCCTCGATGCCCTGTTTTACTGAAAGATCCTCATAATGCGCACCCTTTACCAAATCCGCGAATACAAAACCCCAAATTCATACAGCACCCCCATGAGCGCCAAGCTGCGCTCCCGGTGGCGCTCTATTAAGCTAATCACCCGATTAACCCTTTCCGGCCATCGTGACATCGTGATGGTCCCCTTTAGCGTCAACAAGTGATAACTCAGCCTGAAGCCCTCTGTGGGCTTTGGGGTGTGCATCTCGCCACCGTGTAACCCTGTAACCCTGTAAGGATCAATATCATGTCAACTCGAATTACCCGCGCTTTTCTTGACGCAAAAGCCGCCACGATCAACAGCATGACCAACTCACCCGTCGAACCATCGCGCATGGTCGATGGTAAGTACCGCGCCAACGTGGGCAGCTATCACATCTCCGGCTCATATGGCGGCTATTGCTTGCACCGTATGGCAAACGAGGCGGGCGGTGTAAATGACGTTTTCGATTGCGGCCATATCACCGCCAAACAGTTGGCCGCGCTTATGTCTGCCTACACTGCCGGGCTGTATGACGCAACACGCTGACACCCTCGAACGCTTACGCCTTGAACTGGCTCAAGCCATCGCCCATTGTGAGCGAGTCAGCAGACCCGCGCACATGGTGCGCAACTGCCCAAGCGACACCCAAGCCATTGATCAGGCTTGGCGACACCGACAAAACCTTGAATTTCAAATTAACCAACTGGAGAAACTGCAATGATCGAATTCACACACGCCACCACCCGCTACACGGTCAAGCCTGAAAACGCTCAGGAATATCGCCGACTCGCTGCAAAGCCACCCGCGATAAAGCGCAAGGTTGACCGTAACCATGACGCAATGCGCCGTGATTACCCGCAGTTTTATGCGGGTATGACTACCCGCGACTATGTGACCGAATACGCGGCAATTAATTCTCGACTGTTGCTCAGTGAAACACTGTTCAATTACACCGACCGAGCCGCGCCCATGCTGGACGCTGCACAGCCTGAGGTGTTAGAGGAACTCGACCTCGACTATGTGCCCGATTTTTTAAGCACCACTGCAAAGCCCAAAAAGCAAACAGTCGCAGACCTTCGCAGGTCCATTCAGTCGGCGCTGGACCTGTTGCAAGCTGGTGACGTTGACATGGCGCAATGTGTGCTGAGTGAGTCATTGAAGTGATCACAGCCCTTTTAATCGCCGTGGGGGTAGCCGTGGCTATTCCCTTACTTGAGCGATTCTTCGACCTGTAACCCCTAACCCACCAGCCCCTGACACCCCGTCAGGGGCTTTTTTTGACCTTACCCATAGGACACCCCTAACCATGACACAAAACGCCCCCAAACAACCCAAAACCCCCGCCCCCGGTACAGTGGCCGAACGGGTACGCCAAACCGTTGACCGTTTGAACCTTGATGAAGGGCAGGCCGCTGCCTATTTTGGCGTCCCCGTGTTCACCGTGCGCAAGTGGTGCACGGGCGAACGTGAACCGGGCGCAGCCGTGGCCCGTCTGCTCGAAGTCATGGGCCTACTCGAAGCCCTCGCGCCAAACTTGCACCAGACTTTTCTGGTCAATCTGACCGTTCGGCCTACCCGGGGCAGACGTGCCACCCCCTCCCCTGCCCATAATTTGGTCATGTCAGAAAATCCCGTTTGAAGGAGTCAACCATCAAAACAAAAAAGCCCGGTCAATCCGGGCTTTTCTCATTCGTCCATGTCCGGGGTGTACCCCTTGACCAGCTTTCGGTCATACCCCTTGGCCGTGGCGTGGCGGTAGATGTAGTCAGCGTGGCGCTGCTTGGCCTTGATGACCGTCTGCCGGTAATCCTTGAACATCTCGGGCAGCGTGGGGTTGATGGCCCATGTGACCTTCTTCTTGTGCAGTTCACTCTCGATCTGCACCGCCCATCCAGCCTGTTCGATGACCAGCATGGCGTCCATGATCGCCTGATCTTTCTGCCAGTCGGTCTTACCCTCCAGTGGCCTGCGGGCCGACCGTTTGAGGCTACGCAGGTCAATGGTGTGCACCTCGCCGCTGATCTGCACAATGTAGTCGATCATCCACTGATCAAACGTGTCAGTGATGACCCCGCCCACTTCGCCCAGGGCGTAACGGTAGGCCGGGATGATGTACCCCCGCACCAGACTGACGACCCTGTGGACAACATCGACTGACACCACGGGGTTGAAGGGCGACTCGATGACGTGGAACATGAGGATCAACCGGCCAGCTAAGCCCTCCAACTTGCCGAAGGCTGTCATGTACTCTGTGCCGCTGTCCAGCACCCGCTCGTCTTGCTTGGCCGACTCGTACCACTGC